TTGCAAACTTGTTAATCTCTACCGAGCGTAGTTCCTGCATCATCTCTTGGAACCACTCGTCTCGTAGCATATGTTCAGCCCATGCTGATTTATCCATTACATAACCTTATTCAGATTGCCAAGCTCACGGATTGCCTTTAAGACAATATCGGCTTGCTTGTTACGGGATTCCTCGTCAGCAATGTCCATAGCCAGAATAGCCTGAAGCTGCTTCACCGCTAGTTCTGCTTCCCTTAGACGCATATCCGCCGCATCGTTCTGCTGCTTCATCTGGAGTTCTATACCTTTACGGGTATATTCTGCCTCCAATGTCTGACGCTCCAGATCCAACTTAGCAGCATCAATCTGCGCCTTAGCTTGTGTCTTCTCACGCTCTACCTGCGCCAACATCTGCGCCACTTCTGCCTGTGCATCTGGTGTTGGTGGCTGTGGCTGAGACAATGCAGCGTTCTGCTCAGGGCTAATCTGGTTAAGGAATACAGACGCATCCTTAAAGCCAGCAGCCTCAATCATACGAGCCAATGTGTCACGGTACTGAGCAACGCTAACCAATGGATTAGATGGGCCATAAGCCTGAATAATCTGCTCCTGCTTCTGGCTAATCATATTCAGCATAGCCAGCTTCTGCTCACGGTCACCTGAACCCAGACCAACATTAACCGATACGTCGTACTCGTTAGCCCATGTACGTGGATCAAAAGTCACAAACTTGCCCCGCATACGGACAATCTTGGCCTCGTCCTGATACTTGCCCAACAGATGCAAAATGCCTCTAAACAGCGACTTAACGCCAGTCTCAGCAAAGATACGGGCAATCAACTCCAGCTTGCCAGAGTTAGACTTCATCATCGCAGCAATAGCCGTAGCACTCACGTTATTGAGCACATCAGGATCAAGACCTTGTTGCGAGTCGCTAACACCTGTGCGCTTGGCCTGAACCTGATCCATGTACTCCAGCATCGGGAATGCCTGAGCCGTAACAGACGGAACCTCAATCGGCATCACAGCACCGGGAGACTTCATCCGAACTATACCGCCGGGTGTTGCATTAAGCGCATCATCCAGATTGACCTGACCATCCACTACGCCAAGACGGGCATTATTCGTGAGATATAGGTTATCGAGCATCTGACGGGTAACCGTAGACTTGATAAGCTGGATGTCCATCGTCCGATCAGCTAGCGACTGACCAAAGAACTTGTGCGGAATAGGAATAGGGCACAGGCTATGGAACGGGATTACATCGCATTCCTCATCGTCCAGAATCTCACTGCCAGCGTACAGAATCTTACGCAACTCAGCGATACCGTCACCATTAACGTCAATGTAGATATAGCACTCGTATACCTCAATGACCTGCATTGCAGGGTCTAGGCTGATGTTCTCGTCTGGCTGCTCACCCTGAGAGAACCTTGCTACTCGCTCGGGCGTAAACTGCAAGTCATCGTAAGAAGGCAAGGCCTCAACCACGGACTTCTTAAAGCCCATAGCAATCAACTCGCTACGAGTCATCAAGCGACGATGAGCCACAAACGGGCTATCCTCAATAGTTCTTGCCGACTTGCTAATTAGGAATTCTTCCGGCGGTACGTTCTCAATCTTGACGCAGCCGTATTCCTTAGACTTCTTAATCTTGACTTCAAACTTAGGGATCTGAATCGGCATACCCATCATATCTATGCCGCCATCCATGAACTCGACTTCCTGCTCGACCACCTCAATGCCGGGATCAGACAAGAGCATAGCTAGCTCATCTTCGCTAAGGTTCTCGTACTTCTCAGTCTTAACGTCTTCCTTTTCTTCCCAGTACGCTTTGACAACGCCAACCTTCTGCATCAAGGCATCTTTGAACCAGTTGTGCAGGATCAATAGACCATCGTTCTCACGATAGAACACCCAGTTACAGTAATCAGTAGCTTGTTTAGCCGATTCCTCATCCTCTGGACGAGTAGGCTCAAAGTAGACAATATCCTCAGTTGTCGTAAAGACTCGGATAAGTTGTGGCAGCGCACCATCAATAGCCTCAGCTACCTCGCCAGTGACGATCTGGCTACGGCCTTCTACCTCATTGCCGTAAGGATTACGTAAGTAATAGTCCAGAGCCTTGCGTCGTAGCTCGGTAGTCTCTGTTTCAATGTAACCGATGGCATTGTCGATTTCGTTCTCAAGAATGCCCTTGATCTGACCTTCATCCATCTTCATAGCAAATCCTTAACGGAAATTTTGCCTATTATACAATCCAATTTGTCTTAATTGGCAATGTTGTTGACCACGAACCGTCGCTCTCGTCAAGCCCTATTGCAAGGTATCTGAAGGCATCAGCGTAGTGGCTAGACCAGTCGTGTAAAGGTTTCTCATAGAAAACATTACGCTTTTCGTCATGCTCCCGACGGTAGTTCCTCAGCGCATTAAGCCCATTCTTCGTCTTGGGATGAAACCAGCACCGGGGAATAAGTCTTCTGACCGCTTGTATGCCATCAGCCACAGATAGACGCGGACAAACCGTAATCGATAGCCCAGCCTCCTCAAGCACTTCCTTACGCGATTTACCTGTGCCAAGTTCCCGTACTTGTACGTCATGCGGAAGGATTTGGTTAAACTGTTCATACTTGTTATCCCTCAGCCAGTTGACGTACCAGTCTAGTCCTTGCCCGTGATTTTCGATGCAGTCCAGTAATCTAATTTCTTTTCCAGCCAGTTGAGCAATCCAGATAGTAGTGCTATCACCCATTCCAAGATCCCAAGCAGCAAAAGAGCGACACAAGTCATCACGAGGAAAATCGCTAATATGACCAAGTTTCTCAAGATCGTTAATAAGTTTGCCATAGTAACTACCCTCCACCGCTGCGTTAAACGAGCACTCAAACTCTTGGTTGTACTTGTCCTCACCCATCTCAAGCTGGGCAGCTTTAAGCTCTGAGTATGGCAATACGCCAGTATCGCTAGCCTTAAACTCTAGGTAAGCCCAACCCTCGGTTTCCTTAGCTCTATCCGCTAGATCTCGGAAGTGATTTGCCCCTTTAGGCGTACCAATGAATGAAGCCCACCCTAGCCGGTCAGCTAGAGCAGGGCGAACAATCTCATTCCATATCTTTGGGTTTTGGTCACCGATCTCATCCAGCACAACACCATCAAAGTACTGACCTCGTAATGAGTCTGCATTGTCTGAGCCGTATAGGCTTATGCGCCTACCCCAGAAGTCAACCCGAAGCTCTGCAATGTTAGCCGTAGCTCCTAACGGTCTTGTGTACTCGAGCAGGTAATCCCATGCTACCCGCTTGGCTTGGCTATACGTAGGTGCAATATATGCAAACCTTGGGTTAGGCTTGTCGCACTCTATCGCGGCTTTGATAAGGTGGTTGATTGCGCTAACAGTCTTTCCAAAACGACGATGGGCTACTACAACGGTAAATCTATTCGCCTCGATTGTGTCGTGGATCTTTAGCTGCAATTCGCGGGGTGTGTATGGGATTACAATTTCTTCCAATTGTTCCCACTCCAAATTTGGTAAATCGTTGACTTACTTACACCGAACTTTTTAGCAAGCTCAGTCCCGATACCTTTACGCAACCCTTTAGCGCTAAATATCTCTCTGGCTTGCTCTGCGTTAATTTTTGCCCACTTCGCTTTTTCGCCAGAGTTATCAGGCAGTTTTAATCTACCCATAGCCATAGTATCTGCGACATTTTCCTTTTGAGTGCCAGCCTCAAGATGATGCGGGTTTACACAATAAGTATTACCGCACTTATGCAAGATTATCTTGCCATCAGGAATATCGCCCTTGTATAAACGATAAGCAAGTCTATGGGCTCTTTCATTGCCTTGGCCTCTGCTTCCACGTCCTATGACTCCATAGCCTCGCTCATGAGTTGCACCAGTCCATATCCAGCACCCCATAAACGGAATGCGCTCAACTTTGGCCTCAAACCTGTCAGCAATCTCTGTCACTTAACGTATCCGCAGTTCAAGCACTTGTTGTTTACTAGAAACGCACTGCACATAGGGCAATTAGCCATCTGTCTATACTTCATTTCTTGCCTCCCCAACGGATTACCATCTCTTGAGCCTCACCATCCCTACCTGTTACCTCAGTCCTAGCCAGCTTAGGTATATGGTACTCAGAGAGCTTCTGGATAATGTCCAATGCCTTATGAGGATCTTTGTCAGCTACCTCATTTAGCCATCTATCCATGTTAGGAGCATTGCGCTCCAGTAGATTAGCAATAGCCTCTCTTACGATAGTAGTGGACTTATTAGCAGAGCCTTTAGGTCTTCCCGGCCCAGCAGTGCCATCACCTACTTTCCAGTTACTTTGTGTTTCTTTAACTTCTGATGTTTCCATAATTGCATTATCCTTTGGATGTCATGCTGTCTAAACTTGTTGCGTCAAGTTAATATCTATGTATAATGATAGTTCACTTGGAGGAAATATGTCACCTATAGTAAATACTGAAATAAAGATGCCTAAAGATATATTTGAAGCTCTTGTTGTTCATGAGACATATTGCATGGTTTCTGGCATTGAATCTACTACACCAGAAGCAGTGAAAGAATGGTTATTTAACCGATACGGGCAACCCGTTGCAGATAAATTTAACAAGTCTTATCTATTTAATAACCAAGCGCCTTGAGTAGTTTTGAGTCAATTACTCCAGCATAAGGCTTCATTTGTAATGCTCGTATATCAGTCTGTCCCGGCGATCTTGGATCAATAATATTGCGCTCCTTTGCAGCTTGAGGCAGTAATTCAAAAATAGACCGATCTTCTTTAAGTCTTCCAATACCTTGACCCGGTACACCCCTTGGATAAGATGGGTGACCAGATTGTTGAATTACTGGCCTACCAGTATAAATCTCACCAATATTCATAATTCCAGCATCTCTTGCAGATAATTGCTTAGGATCAGCGACAGCAAGTCGTGCTTCGCCAATACTTAAACCGCCAGAATTTCGGAAGTTAGTATCTAGTGCATTTTTTAATGCTTTACGAGCCTTATCCGGAGCAGACCTAAATTGGTTAACGCTTTCATCAGCCGCCAATCCACTCCAATTAGGAATAAATTTTTTAATTTCCTTATCTACCTTGATTTTTTCTTTTTTACTCAATGCGCTATTAGCATATGACAACATTGTTTCACCAGTCATATGAGCAAAATCTCCGCCTGATGGAGCCATGCGCCAAGGGATATACAATGGATCTTGCCCAGTAACTTCTTTAATTACCTGAGCATTCTTCATAATTTGATTAACCGGCCCTTGTGCTGATGCCCAAACCTGACCGGGATTGTTAAACATATAGTCTTGACCGCCTAGCAATCCAACTGGTCTACTAAGCTCAACATCATTGATCTTTACTAAATTACCGCCAGCAGCAGTACGGTCTGACATTGAAGTTATAAATGGTCTACCCTCAAATTGAGCCAAATTAACAAGTGGTATATTTTGTTGCCCAGTAGGATTAATTACTGTTGTTAATTGCTTTAGTCGTTCTTGCTCTAGTTTTCTTGGATCAAATCTAGGATCAAACGCGCCCTCACGAAACAAACCACTACGCAATGCGCCTTTGGGAGCAGATCCAACAGAAGACCCTCCCATAGCACTCATAGCGACATTTAAAGATTCCTCTGGAGAAACTTGGTTCCCCTGCAAAGCAGTGTATGGAGTTACAAAAGCCTTTGCTAAATCGTATACAAATTGTGGCGCAATCAGTCCTTGCGTTTTGCTATAACGAGGCAAAATACTTAGCCGTTCCTCCATAGGAACCATGCCAAATGTAGCTTGTGCTTGCTGCTCTACTGGTGAAAGCAATCCGTTAGCCATAGAAAACCTCGTACATATCCGGCCTGTTAGCCTTTATCCACTCTCGTGGCTCCTCATGGCATTTCTTGTAGTCATATCCTACTGTTTGGCTTCCTGCGTGATGCACATAAGCCCTTGATACGAAATGCCTAAATCCTGCTTCTTGCAGGTCATGGCATATTATATTATCGGAATACCAATTCGTACTAGGAAACTTAGCCGTATCCCATGCCTTCCTACTTATGCTGGCAAATATCGGGGCGATTACGTCTGTTTCCTTAATGTTTCCCTCGCTAGCCCACCTCAATCCCTCTTGCCGGTCATCATAAACAGGGAACCTAATGTTTTGGTCATGCAGAACATAGTCAGACCTAGCTCCCAAGATTCCGAGATTCACGGCCTTTGATTCCAGAATTTGCGTGTCGTGCGTTAGCTTCCTAATGGTGTCAGGATTCAACACCACATCGTCATTGCTGAGGATTACTGAGTTGTACTTCCCATGCTCGAAAGCATAGTTTGTAGCTACATTATAGGCATCACCGAAGTTATCAGCTTGATTCGGCCTCCAGACCAGATTCGGCAGAATACTCTTAGCCCTATGCCAAAGCTCTAGACTATTCCCAGATAGATATACAGGCATCGTAGGCGCATAGATTCTGATGCTCTCCAGCAATACAGTGACACCGGGATTATTTACCGTACAGATAACTATTGCTTGCACAAGGTAACCTTCATGGAATCGACTGCTCTCGGGGTTCTAAGAATTTCCTGATCGGGAAAGCCAGCTTCTGACATCTCTGTGCCTAGTTCTGACAGCTTAAACTGGATTTCATCTAGCTTAAACCCTGAGTCCCACCCCAAATACCAGCACCAGTCAGTGTAATACAGCCAACTGTTCTCATTAAATGCCCGTACATGAGTAGGATCCTGCCATGCGCCAAGGCTTAACTCATACGGAACAGAAATAATAAATTTCCCGTTCGGTAAAAGCAGGTCTCGGCAATTCCTCATGGCGCTAACTAAGTCTGGTATATGCTCCAGCACATCATTAGCTAGGATAGTGTCAAACATCTCTGGCCTAATCTTTAGCTGACCAAAGCGGGTTTCTACTAGCTCACCCCATTTGACTTTAGAAATATCGCAACACCAGTCAGGTTTTACCCTTGCCTGAATGTCGGAATTGAGACAGTCTTCTCTCCAGTCTTTGCCGGAGCCTAGATTTAGTATCACTTTTGTTATTTACCTAACAATCCCGGTATTTGAACTTGTACTGGCCTACCCTTACCCGATCCTGCTGGCATCATTGCCTCACCGTACATCCTTGCTATATTTGTAAGGCTAGGTGTTTTAGACAAATAATCGCCACGGGATTCAGCTTGATACTTGCCACCCTTTACTGGGTTGAAGTCATATACATCCTTAACCACAACATTGCCAGTCTTAGGGTCAACAACATAATTAAACTGACCTAATGATGTCCTTATGTTTTCATAAGGATTAGCACCGCCAGCACTAACACCAGCAACAGTAGACATTTGTTCTGGAGTAATAAATTTAACGTAATCCTTGTACTGGATATACCCTGTAGGCGCATTAGGATTAGCTGCTTGCTTTGCCTTAATCAACTCACCAATGGTATCTAGTTCTGCTTGCGTGAAATTCTTTTCCGTAATCGGTAAACTACTTTTGTCAGCGAATGTCTCCAAATACAGCCGTTTATTAGACGGCATCTGGCTCCGGTCAGCAACAGCGCCATAAGCCTGAACACCACCGCCAACAACGGCATTTGCTATCGCTTTAAAAAAGTCATCAATCGGATTAGCCATAAAATACCTTTATTTCTTTTTGTTTCTAGCTGAAATTGCTGCGGCTTTCTTCTTGGCATCGGCCTTGCTGCTGGCTCCCCATGCTCGTAAAGATAGTAACAGACGAGTAGGCTCACCATTTGGTTTCTTCTCAGGGCCGGGCATACCACCCATACGGGCTAGGAAACTGGCTCTACGTGGATTGTCACCAGACTTAACAGGAGCCTTCAGGTTAGAACCGGGATTCTCAGCCTCGTAAGACTTCCTACCCTTTTCGTTCAGACCACCCTTGGCGTTCTTTCCTGCCTTCTTAGTCCAAGCGGCACTCATTTCTTCTTCTTTGCTTTGCTCTTAGCAGTACGGGAACCGCGCATAGGCAGAGATATTTCAATCTCAATCTTGCCGTTTTTACCGTTCTTACCTTCTTTTTCTTCGTGCATACAATTCTTACCGCCCTTGCACTCGCCGCCCTTGCACTTAGGGCATGATTTCATACCTTTCATTTCTTCCCCTTCTTCTTAGCCATGCCAGCCTCGCTCAAGGCAATGGCTACCGCCTGTTTCTGAGACTTGACTACAGGGCCACCTTTGCCACTATGCAGCGTTCCCTTGCCAAATTCCTTCATAACCTTGGCTACCTTCTTCTGGCCTTTGGTTTTCTTCATTGAGCAATTCCCCTAGCTGTAGTTGAAGTTCCTGCTCAGTAACGCCATAAGCTCTTTCAAAGGCTTTACGGCCTAAACCGTGATAGCCTGAGTTACCTCTGTGGTGTTCTGGGCAAAGCGGTATTACGTTATCGTGCGAGTTTCTGACTCCCATCCCAAGACCTAAGCCTCGAATATGGTGAATCTCAGCAGGAGTACCGGGATAACCTGCCCTATAGCAGATTATACAACCAATGTCAGCAACTTTTGACAAGTATTGTGCTTCTCTTTTACGCACGATTTTTACCTTCTAGCCGCTTTTGAACCAGCTTTACTAAATCTTTTATCTGGTCTGGGTAGTAGTACCAAAGGTTGCCGAATGACTGCAACCCGATTTCCTCAATGTCCTGATCCGTGAGCTTCTTTAGCTTTATTGGCAAGTTCTCTAGTAACGGCCTTTGCTGGATCATAGTCAGAGAAACCGTCTACATCAAAGCACTCAGGGCACTCAGTAAGAGATTCTTCTGTAAATGAACAGTAACCTTTAGGTATTTCATCCCAGTAATCCACGAATCCACATTTGCAACATTGTGCCAAATTGCTATCATCTACAACATTATCGTTAATCATATTATCCTCCTATTGGGTTGCTCTATCCATACCTCTGTTAGAGGCTTCCTGTGAGCGCCAGACATCGATTCTGGCCTGTGCTGCTACCAACATCCACCTAAGTGTTTCTGCCTTCTCTACAGCCTCTTTAAGCCCGTCCAGCACCGCTAAATACTCTGGATGGCTGTAAGCGTAGTTATCCTTGTCGGCAATAGTGTTCCCCATTGCTACAGAGAACAACATTGCTTTCTTGCTTTTGCGGAATTCTTCAAGGTATGTAACCTGAGCCTTGGCCTGTGCGTACTCAGCAGAGTGCCGGATCATGTAGTTAATTGCTTCGTGGGGATCTATTGGGTTCATATTAGTAACCCGGCTTTCGCCGGGCCTTTGTTTATTTAATTTACTTTAAAAACTGTTGCCAAAGATTTAACCGTATCTTGATTAAGATATACGTCCATATCGCCTTTGAAATAAAGCAATCCATAGTTATTGCTATTTCCGTTATTCATGACGCTCATTGCAAGAGTCCAACCTTTTGCAATCATTGCAGCTTCAACTTGTTTGATAAGTGTGTTCATTGTCAGCTCCTAGTTAATTGATATTGTGCTGCTGTGAGTGAACTATAGCATAGTATTCCGCCGATGCAACATAAATATTTCTATCAAGCAGAAGATCCCGATAGATTTTATTTAGCAGCGTGTTGCCACACATAGTCGATAGCCTGAGCAAATTGCTTTCTTGTCAACGATAGCTGTAAGTTATCAGTTAGAACTAACCCATCTCCTATTTGCTTTAAATCGCTCCCAGATAATCCCCACTTACCAGACTTCTTGTGCCTTTCATCTACTTTCAGCATGGCATCTAGCCCTATCCTGATGTCTTTGGCCTGATCTTCCTTGCCAGCAGCGTTAGCAGCCACTAACCCAATATTGAGCCTAGCCACTATCGTGTTCCAGCTACCCTCGTCCCCATAGCCTTCTCTTAGCTTCATAAGTTCAGCATGAGGCGCTAGTTGCAATGCTGTTTCTGCTTCCTCTCCATGCCTAATCGTTAGCGGTAGTGTCTTTGGTATGTACTTTCTGGTCTTTCTTGGTTTTTTATTTGCAGGCATTTTTAACCGCTTCAATTGCATCTTTTGCATTATTCACAACAGCTACTTGACCTCGCCATCCGGCATGCCAGATTACCTGCTGAGGCGTTAGCTTACCGTCTCCATCCTTGAGTTCCAGCAGGACGTTATAGCGCTTCCCATTAACGCTATGCCCTATCAGCAAGTCTGGACATCCTTCCCCTACCTTATGCAAGTGCTGAACTACAAAACCCTCAGCTCTTAATGCAGCCACAATAGCTTTCTGGTTCCCATCTACCCTGTAAGCTCTCATTTAACAACACCCCATTGATTATTACGTTTTTGGGCATCCCATTGCTCAAACAGAACACCACCTTTCTTCCTATCTCTATTAGATAGTTTTTTAAGTCTTTGTCTTTCAGCTAAAACTTTGTCATAGCTTGGATTAGAACAGTTAATATTCGCCATCCAATCTAATGTTTCTATGTCTTTGCTTTTGTCCGTATCCCAAAGACGATCAGCTAATGATTTCATATTTCTACCAACAACAACCCTAACACGTTCCACCCATGTAATTTTTTTAGGTATACGCTTTAAATCACTACCAATTAATTTAATATCATAAGGAGCAAGCCATCTTTCAAGGTCTGTCATACGAATATCAGCCCTAAAAGCCTTTATTAACATTGCGTCATATATTCTTTGCTTATTCACGCCAATCTCCTTTTATTCCCCTATTACCCTTAGCCCACTGCTCCCTAGTGTCGCGTTCTAGTTTGCTAGCAGCAGCCTCATCCCGTTTTTGTCGTACTAATTGCAGATAACTGACTGCTTTGTCGCGATTTTCTGCTCTCCACCTAAGTACCTGCCAGACCTCGCATTGGTGTCTGTACTCCTCAGATGAATGAAAATTCATTGAAAAATCATGCAGCTTTGAATCTTCCTCTATTGTCATAGTCACTTGGCTGACCCTCAAATCTCTCAATAAATTGACTAGAATCCCTATGGAACCAGAACGGATACCAGTCCGTACTTTCCCCGTTACGTTGCTTCTCGTTCATCAGGATCATATCCGGAGTCTGAGGATCAATCTGTTGATTCTTCTGAATGTCGTTTTCTTTCTTTTTATTGCGCCACACAATAAACACGTTGTCTACCTGATCCGTGATTGAAGACGAGCCTCGTAGGTCATTCTTGTTCGGCATAAGCTCATCGGATTGCAGTTTACGGATATGGTGAATCAGGTGGATATGGCAGTCGTGATCCCTAGCCAAAGCAGTCATCTCGTCTACAAACTTCTTCTGACCGTTGTAGTCATCCTCACCAGCAACAACCTTCATCAAGCTGTCCACAAAGAAGTGCTGCACCCCTAGTTCTACGGCGCAATATCTTGCCACTGAGATAATCTGTTCCGCAGACGTAGTTCCTTGTTGGTCATAGAACCAAAGATTACCCTGAGCAAAAGCCTTAAAACGGGCGTATAAGGCGCGTTTGTAGGGTTCCCCTTGTCTGGATGCCTCCCAGTCGATATTTTCGCCAGCAAACTGCCTTATAAGCCGTTTAATCGATACTCTAGGTTTCATCTCAAAGCTAGCAACGCAGCATTTCTGTCCAGCCTTGATTAAACCCAGTGCCACCTGACCTGTCAGCAGAGACTTACCGCCACCATTGGAACCTGCCCAGACCGTTACCTCACCCGGCCTGAATGCGAATGACTTTGTGGATTCCCAGACCATAGGTACAGACAGATCCACCAGCGGGTTATCTATCTGGTCTTCAAGCTCCTCAATCCAGACTGAAGCATCTTTGACTAGGTACTTGTGGTCTGTAGCGTGTAGGTATGCAGAGAAGTCAATATTGTCAGCTAGGTACATAGTCATTATATTCCTCAAGATTATTTATTAATATTTGTCTACACACTGTGTGTACACTTGAAGCCTTGGCTGCCAGAAAAGCGTTATGTAGTGCTTTAACCTTCTGGTATGGCTCACGACTCGTTATGTGTACTGGCAATCCTACACAGAATCTGAGATCCAGAACATTGATATTTTCTATCGGCAATATTTCCACATCAGGAAAATCTATCGTATGACGATGCCAGCTAGCCCATGATTTAGTTTTGTCTTCACCGTAATGAACGAAGATAGCTTTAGGAGCAACCCTATCAAGACGCATCTTGATAATCTCTTGATGGCCTTTCATTTGATTCTAAGTTTCCACTCAGGAATATTGTTCTCAGGTTTTGCTTTAACCCAATCAGCCTCAAAGCCTTGCCAGTTCCTAACGCACATTAGTTCCATCGCAGACTCTAAACTGATACCAGCCTTTGATGATTCGTTCCTAATACGTTTTATTACTGTTTCGGTAATAAGTGCTTTTTTAGCTTTCCTATGCTTAACCCAGTCTGACCAAACAGTTTCAGTAACGTCATCAGGTTTTTTGATAGCAAGTTTTAAAGTCTTCTCTGTCTCTCTCTCTCCCTCTCTCTCTGTCTCTGGGATAGCAACCTGCAAGCAAGGTGCTAGCATAGTGCTAGCGTCAACAAAAAAGCCTTTATCAATCAAAGGCTTAAGTCCTGATTCAATATCTTTGCTGGCAAAATGCAAGCGGAATGCTAGCTCCTCGATAGCGGCATCAAAACTACCATCTTTAGACTCACTTGCTAGCAACCAAAGTAGTGGTGCTAGCGCCTTGCTAGCTATTGGTAAATTAGCAAAAACTCTGTCATTCAGAATATCTCGATGCAATTTAATCCAAGGTGGACAACGATCCTTGTAGTGTTGGAACTTATCCCAGTTTTTAGGCTTCAGAATCATCATCAGCCTCCACCTCTATACCGTCATTCCATGCGTTAGCGATGTCAAGATAATGCTTATCAACCCACCTTCCAATTATGCGGAACTGCTCAAGCGTTAAATACACAAAAATTGGCTCACCAATAATTTCATCGTACTGCTCAATACAAATCTTTCCAGAATCGGTCACATCAACATTAACTGATGCCACACCTTTTATGACTAAATTCATAGCTTTTTCCATAAAAAAAGCCCTAGGAGAGACTCTCACCAATTAAGGTGTTGGCAGACTGGCGGGTAACCAGCAGAGTCCCTTCTAGGGCTTACCCATAAACGCGCTGCCAAGCACGTGATAACTATACTTTAACTCCCCTAAGCTGACAAGTCCTACAAACATTAGCATCTTTAAACTGAATGCTACTTCTAGAGCGTCTGCAACCGGGACATACTTTCATCCCATAAAAGCTAGTGCTTTTCGGCAAGTCTGCTTGTACAGGTGTAGAAGGATCGATTTTCAATTGTTTGATTTCTAGGCGATAACTTAGGTAAAAACGTCGATAACGGCTTAAATTGTGGCTGATACCTTGGTGGAACTATCTCCATAACAACAGCTTCTTTAGCTGGTTGCCCTGTAGGAAAGTACACATTGCCGATCTGACGAAGTTTCGCATAATTAACAAGTGTCTGCAATTCTGATTTAAGCTCGTAAGTTCTACCGCAGCCAAATAGACCGAAGTTCGTTAATAGCGCATCAGCAGTCATCCCGCCATGTTTATGGAACACCTCTAGGATTTTCTCTCTACGAGTCATAGCTTATGCCCTCTCATAACCCTGCATTTCTCACGATCCTGCTGGCTAAAGTCTGGACTAATCTCAGACACAGAACAAGGAATCCTGACCGTATTGTGAGCCTTAATTCCCCAGTAAATAGCCAGTCCACCGCATATAAATGTAAATATCAAAATAGCAATTTCAGCAACTTTCATAATTTCCTCCATAGTTGTGCTGCCGAAATATAGTGGGGCTATCGGCTAGTTCTGTCAATAGTATTTATAAATAGGAATATTGCACTTGATTAGAATTATTCATGACATAATTATTGCATTGATGTACTATCTCTCTACCGCATCTAGCGGCTTACTAGGAGACTAATATGAATATCGACGAAATCAAAGCCAAGATGGACGAAATCAAAGCTCGTAACGAACACTGGAAAAAATGCCAAGACGGTAGCTACGAAATGGCTCTGGATCGTGCCGGTTACTGGGAGCTGTACGAACAATACAAAGCGCTTAAAGAGGCTCAGAATGGATAACTCAATCATTTCAGATGTACGCACAGTGGCTTACAAAGAAGGTATTGAGCAGGGTATTGAGATAGCCCGTCAGATGCTCTGCAAGTCATTAGGCAAGGAAATTGACAGTTTCGGTAGGGCTTGCGCTCACGTTGATAAATTGATCTGGGAAAAGGAACGCCATGAAAAAGCTGCTTTCGACGAATGACTGGTTTGCTAGACATCCAGTATGCTCTGGTGCAATAATTATCGTTCTCTATTTCTTGGCTAGTTCTTTATGAGCAAATCAATTCTAGATCCATCATTTAAATATGTACCTGCTTCCAGTACCAACATTGCTAAAACGTTTGCAAAGGCTCGCCGTGAAATGCAAGCTAAGGCTAATCCGGTACAGGCTATTCAGGAAAAGCAACCATTCAATATTATGCAGTATAAAAAATTCAAAGGTTAAATAATGTCTGAATATCAAGTCTACGCAAAGCTGCAAAAAGCTAGGATCAAACTACAGTATTCATCAATAAAGAAGTCAGGACACAATAAGTTTGCAGGTTATCAATATTTCGAGCTTGGGGATTTCCTTCCAACCATCAACGATATATTCCATGAACTCGGACTCTGCTCAGTCATCAGCTTTGATAAAGAATTGGCTACTCTACGCATTATTGATACTAGTAATGGTGGGAGCATTACATTTACTAGCCCGATGTCTGAGGCCAATCTGAAGGGCTGTCATCCTATCCAGAACCTTGGTGCAGTAGAGACATATTCCAGACGCTACCTGTACGTCACAGCGCTTGAGATCGTAGAGCATGATGCGCTAGACGCTACAACAGGCCAAGAAGCTCCTAAGTCTGCAAAGCCTATTACCAAAGACGTATTTGATGGTATGTCACTAGAGGATCAGGAAGCTATCCGTAGTATTGGAGTGCAGGTTATTTCACTGCTTTCTATGGACGATGTTGAAGGTGCTGTTCAGTATATTGAGCAGTGTGAGTTGGATGCAGATTCCAAAACCGCCCTATGGAGTCTGTTGGATAGCAAGCAACGGGCAGCAATTAAGAAATTCACTACAAGGTAAATATGAGCAATTTTGACAATACTAATCGTGGGATTTTATCTAAGAATCTCAATAAAACAGCCGATAATCATCCAGAATACTCTGGCTCAATCAATGTAGATGGAACAGATTACTGGCTATCTGCATGGATTAAAGAGTCTAGCAAAGACGGTAAGAAGTTCTTTAGCTTGTCGGTAAAGCCAAAAGACTCAGTTAAGCAAAAACCTAAAGCAAAACAGGAAGATGAGATGCCAGAGGATCAAATCCCGTTCTGATCTACGGCCTGAAAGCGGATGCTGTGAAGTGGGTAGCTGGAATCTAATCACCGCCAGCCACAGACGCAGCGAGTAAGGCCACCTAATACGCCAAGCCGGTAGTGGCGAGTAACTCCGGCAGCAGGGGCTGAGTCCTCCTTTGAAGTAGTCTCCAAAACTCAGTGACCCTGCACAATTTATAAGATAAATACCGTATACGGCTTTATATATTTGTATACACCAAGACGCATGACCATTGCTGGATGCTATGCGCGATAGCAAACTAACCCGGAAGCGAGAGTCCGTAAGTCCTAGGCAACTTGGCGGTAGCAAGAAGGGGACAAAGCAGTGGTCAGTCGTGTTGGTGTTACTTGGTATTAACTTAGCCATCGGACTTCAGACCCCGAGAGAAGCAGCACCAACAACCTTTTTATAGGAGAAAACTTTGAAACTGCTAGACGAACTGCAAAGCCGCTTTGAGATTAAAAACGACCGTCAACTGGCTGCAAGGCTCGACGTATCAACACCAGTTCTTAGCCGTATTCGCAATGGTAAATGTGCCGTATCAGCAGAAATTATGATTCGTGTGCATGAAGTATTCGGACTGCCTATTGCTGATATTAAGGAGCTTTGCAAGTGAGTTGGGCTAATAAAGAACTAGATGTAATCCGGTGGGCAGAAGCGCGAGGAATCATTGAGAACTCAGACTCCAAGACCCAACTACTAAAAGCAGTGTCGGAAATGGGAGAGCTAGCCGATGCCATTATTAAACGGGATAGACCTAATATTATTGATGGTCTTGGTGATGTGCTTGTGTGCCTTATTGTGGTGGGGGCTTTAGAAGATATAGACATGACCCATTGCCTAGAATCTGCCTATAACGAGATTAAAGACCGCAAAGGCTACCTTAACAAAAACGGAGTATTCGTCAAAGATGGATCAAGTTAATCATCCAGCACACTATACCGATGGTGGCATTGAAACCATTGATTTTATTGAAGCCAAGAACCTAGACTTTCATCTAGGTAATGCGGTTAAATATATATCCAGAGCAGGTAAGAAAGAAGACAAACTCAAGGATCTGCTAAAAGCCCAGTGGTACATTAATAGAGCTATCAATAATGAACAAAGTAAATCAGGAAACCTACGCTCTGGCGATTAAGTTCCTAATAAATAATGACGCAACATTTCAGCAGATAGCAGACGAAACCGGATTACACATAGTAACTATAAGCAAACTAATCAGGACGTTTAAGAAGCATAAGCTAGTCCATGTATGCGACTGGTTGCCAGACAGATTAGGGCGTGATGCAACTATGGTAATACGGTGGGGAGAAGGTAAGGATTTAAAGCGGTTTAGAATGTCTAACAGGGAACGGCAAAGGTTACACCGGGCACGTAAGAAACAAGTAAGTACGCACCCGGTTAGCTTACTTAGACCTTTATAAGCTGGCCTCTAAATACAACGTGGTCATCATCCCAGACCTCACATAGCTCAGGTGGTAGCAGTTTCCCATCCACAAAGGTAAGCACAGCAAAGCCTGATCTATGGTTCTTAGGGTTGTCTTCAGCATACTCAAACTGATCCCCATTAACGTCAGCCAGAGAGCCAGTATCCACACCATAACGAGTACCGTTATAGTCCGTCCAAGGCGTTACTTTCAATGAATGCAGGTGACCAGTAACAATACTTGCACCAGACTTTAGGGCATTGTTGTAGACCGCATGGATGCCATTATGATAACGATGTTTTATCATCGTATTATCGTTGACCATAATGCTGGTGGAAAAACGCCATAGCGGGAAATGGTCAGTCAGATTCATGCCTTCTACGCCTCGCCAAGTATCCCCTACCTGAGCCGCTAAACGGGCATTGAATCTTTGGTCATGATTTCCCCAACACCAATG